CCAGCAGAAAACGGCGCAGATGACCGCGACCGAGGTAATGGAGCTCCAGGGCGAGAAGGCGGCGACGCTCTCGAACCTTATAGTGAACCTCAACGGATCGCTCCAGAAGATAATCGAGCGGTCGTTCAACCTGCTCTACAGGCAGGGGAAAATTCCGCCCGTCCCGGACTCTATCCGCGGAATGGGCGCGCAGATGAAGGTTGATTTTGTCGGGCCGCTCTCACAGGCGCAGCGCAAATATCACACGATGGGCGGCACGATGCAGGCGCTCCAGGCGGCAGGACCTATCATGCAGATGTTCCCGAACGCCGGAGACTACATCGACGGCGACCAGCTGATGAAAACCGCCATGGAAGGACAGGGACTCCCGCAGAACATCATCCGCGAGGAGAGCGACGTGCGCGCTATCCGCGAGCAGAGGGCGCAGGCACAGGCTCAGGCTCAGGCGCAGGCCGCGCAGATGCAGCAGCAGCAGAACGTGCTCCAGAACATGGACAAGCTGGGGCGCGCCGCCGAGCAGGGAAGCGTGATGGACATGCTGAACAAGCAGCTCGCGGGAAGGACGGAATAACATGGGAAAGAGCGACGGATCGGAGCTTGATGTTTTCGGTGAGTATTTCGCAGGCAACGAGAGGAAAAGGGAGACAGGCGGGCTTCCCGGATTCGAGGGCCTTGCGCCGGACGAGCAGGCCAAGGCGGAGCGAAGGATGTTCCGCGAGGTGTTCGGCACTCCGCACGGCAGGATCGTGCTCACGCAGATTCTCATCGACCTTAAGTATTTTGACATGTGCAAGAACGCGGACGACACCGCCCTCTGCAATTACGCAAAATTCCTTGTCCAAGAAAGGCTGGACATAAACGACACACATAAAATCGTTACCGTCCTCATGGGCGGCGGCGCGAAGGAGTAACTATGGATCCTACACAGGGCAATCCGCAGGCTACGGGGGGCGCGGGAAACACCGCGCCGGTATCATTGGCTGACGCGATAGGCATCGGGCAGGCACAACCCAAGAACGAACCTTCCGGCAACGGAGGGGACAAGGGCGCGGGGATAACGCCGCCGGCGCAGGATGCGCATCAGAATCTGCCGGCATGGATGAGCCAGCTGCCGGACGACATCCGCTCCGACGCGGAGACGGTGAAGCAGCTGAGCAAGTTCCAGAAGATCGGCGACCTCGGAAAAAGCTACGCGGCGCTTGAGGCTAAGCTCGGCCGCAGCATCGTGATTCCGGCGAAGGACGCTCCGCCGGATGAAGTAAAGGCTTTCTACGAGAAGCTGGGACGGCCGGCGGAAGCCGCGAAGTACGGCATAGACGACAAGAACGCGGATGCGTTCAAGGAGCTTGCGTTCCGCCATAACCTCACCGACGAGCAGGCGAAGGGACTGTGGAAGTCACTCAACGACCTGGGCAACGGCGAGGCGCAGAGGATGCGGGCGGACGCGGCGCAGCGTATCAAGGACGTTGATGCTAAGCTCCATCAGGAATACGGCAGCAGGTACGGCGAGAAAATGGCCATGCTCCAGAGGGGCATCAGGGCTTTCGCCGGGGAAGCGGCCGGAAAGAAGCTGTCCGACTCAGGCCTTATCTACGACGAGGACATCATAAAGATGTTCGTCAACCTCGGCGAGATGCAGGCGGAGGCAGGAACGGCGACGAAGGGAGCGCCCGGAAGCAGGAGATACAAGCCTACTGCCGAAGGCGGCTCATTCTCATTCAAAGACATATAGGAGAAAACTATTATGGCAGCAATAACTAAGTCCATGTCCGACCTTCTTACGGCGGCTGAACTTGTGAAAAGAGATTCCATCTCCGACGACCAGAGACGGATAATCGAGCAGCTCGCGGCAACGAACGAGATGCTCTACGACGCACCGATGCAGGAAGCGAACGACCGCACGGTTAACACCCAGATCGTGCGCACGGCGCTTCCGAAAGGAACCCACCGCGTCTACAACCAGGGCGTAGGAACGGGCGCGTCACAGACCGACCTTATCCACGATGTTGTGGCACAGGTCGCCATCTATTCAAAGGTTGACGCATCGCTCGTCAAGAACTCAAGCAATCCCCGCCAGTTTCTCATGGACGAGTCCATGGCGTTTCTTGCGGGGCTCTCGAACGACATGGCGGACGATATGTTCTACGGCAACCACGCCACGAACCCCGCCAACATCAACGGTTTCGCAACACGCCGCGGCTCTCTCGTCGCGGGACAGTGCGTATCCAACGGCGGCAGCACGGCCAACAAACAGACATCTGTTTATCTTGTCAAATGGGGCCCTCAGTATTGCAAGTACATTTTCCCTCGCGAGGCGACCGGACTCGGCGTGCAGCGCGTGGACAAGGGCATCCAGACCATCTCCGCTCCGGAAGGCGGCGAGTACGAGGCATACGTCAGCTACTACCAGGCGGACTACGGTATCGCCGTCGGCGACCCGCGCTCCCTCATCCGTATCTGCAACATCGACATGAACAGCGACATGACCGACGACAATGCACAGGCCCTCATCAAGAAAATCCTTAAGATGAAGGCTTACCTGCCGACAGGTCCGGGAACTGTATCCATCCTTTGTAACAAGGACGTGATGAGTATTTTCGACCAGGCTACGCTCTCAAAAAGCAACGTAGTATACACAACCGACGACCCATGGGGCCGCCCTGTAAACATGCTCCGTGACATGCGTATCCGCCAGTGCGACGCGATCCTCAACACGGAAGCAGTCGTATCTTAATGGAGGCACAAAATGAGCAAGGCAATAAAAACAAAAGGTTCCCTTGAGAGAAGGGACGTTCAGCTTACGTTCGGCGAGACTAACACTCTCTCCACTTCTTACGGCCCGTTCGGTTACTCCGCATCGGCAACGGACGGAGTACGCATCGACACCGGCAACACCGACCTTGAGGGAATGGGAGTCGCCGTAAGATGCTCTACCGGCATCACGGCATCCGGCTCACCGACGGCTACGACGGTATCCGTCAAGCTCTCAGGATCCGCGGACAGCGGTTCCAACTGGAGCGTTATCGGCGAGTGGACTGCGGACGTATCCGCCCTCGGCACTTCCGCAGAGGCTCTTGTGTTCCCTATCCCGCGCGGATACGGCGACCTTCCTCTTCTCAAGCTTGAGGCAAAGGTTACTTTCACCGGCGGAACGACTCCTGCTGTAACTGCCGGAAAGCTCTACGGCTGGATCGACGCTTACGGGGCTGAGTAATGGAAGCTTCCGAGAAAGCTGAGAAAGCCGGAAAGACGGCCAAGAAGGACGAGGCAGCCGTGCGCTCTTACAGATGCGTGCAGAAATGCTTCTATGACGGCAGGCTCTTTTACGAGGGTGACGTGCTTGAGACAACGGTTTCAAGCGTCCCCGACGTATTCGAGCCCTTGAAGTAACGAAGTTTCCCGTACGGAGAACTTTTCATGAGTTCCCTGTACGGGAACTTTTTAATTGGTGAGGTGAAAGATGAACATAGACAGGGATCTGGCGAGCCGCGCGTTCATTAAGATCGGCGAGGAACCGCTCGTACAGGCGGACGCGGAGAACAACTCCGCGAAATGGCGCTATGTGAAGGAGCTCTATTTGCAGACTATCCTTGAGACGCTCGCGTCTACCGAGTGGACGAGCCAGGTGCGCCGCGCCGCTTTGGTTGCCTCCGGGGACGCTCCGCACGCCGGACCGCTGTATGCGTTCATCCTTCCGGCGGACTGCCGGAAGCCGCTCTCTCTTGAGTCCGGGCGCGAGTGGGACGTAGAGGGGACGACGCTCTACACGGAGGACTGCGAGGCAGTCCTTACCTACGTGTCCGACAGCTACACGGGCAATGCGCATTATGTCGTCGCAGACCCGCAGCCGATCTCGGATACTTTCGCGTCCGGCGAATATTACGTCCAGGACGCGGAGGGCGAATACGAGCTTGCGGAGACATACGACGATACGGCGACATACTATGTCGTAGCGGACGAGGATTATCCCGGATACGACGGGCTCGTTGCCGACCCGCTTCTTGAGGAGTACCTTGAGACACGGCTTGCCGCCAAGCTCGCGCTCAAGATGTCAGGCGACAAGCAGCTCTACCAGCTGCTCTACTCCGAGGCATCCATCATCGAACGGCGTGCGGCGCAGCTCTCTATAGCGCACGCGCACAACAAGGACAGCGGCAACCCTTATTGGGGCGACGTTCTGGGGCTTCCCAGGTACGGAGACAGGATATAATGCTTATAACGAACTTTGCTTCCGGCGAGCTTTCGCCCGTTCTTTCCGGCCGCGTGGACTTGCAGCAGTATTACCAGGCGGCATCCAGGCTCTCCAATTTCGAGATAATCCCGACCGGCGGCATCCGGCGGCGGACGGGTACTAAAAGGCTCGGCTCGCTTCCCGGCGACAGCTGGCTCATTCCTTTCAATATCGACAAGGACTTGTCTTTCCTTTTTGTCTGCCATGGTACTGTAACTTACACCGAGGCGGACCCGCAGCCGACTTCCGAGACGTTCAGCTCCGGAACATGTTACATAAGCGACGGAGCGGGCGGATACGAAGCCGCGACAGTCTACGACGATACGGAGACCTATTACGTCAGGACGGACGGAACCGCCGCCGACGTATGGCGGAACGGCGAGCGGGCGACATCCTCCGGGAATCCGGTCGTGCTTCCGCTTCCGTATCTCTCCGTCTCCGAGGTTAAGGAAGTCCAGTACGCTCAGTATTACGACACCATGATACTTACTCACGGCGGATACGCGCCGTTTCGCATCAGGTACGACAGCTCCCAGCAGGCGTTCTCCGTCGCTTCCATGACGTTCGATTTCGCGCCGGACGTGCGCATCGACGACGACTACGGATACGTTATCATCGCGGAGAACTCGCTTCCTGCCGTTTCCGTTACTGGTGGAATCCCGTCAGTCGGCGGAAAGGCATACGACCCGGACGCGCTTTTCTGCGTTTACTCCGGTTTCGTGTATAAGTACGCGGTCCTTACCGCGACGACAGGTGAATGGCGGCACTACGGCGACCAGCCTGCCGCCGAGGAGAACCTTTTCCAGACAACGGGGAAGTATCCCCGCTGCATCGCCTTTTTCAACAACCGTCTTTATTTCGCTTCGACTTACAACAGCCCGCAGAAGGTATGGGTGTCGTGCGCTCCCGACACGGCAGGCGAGCGATACGCGAAATTCTCCACTTACGAGACATACGTCACCGTCAATAAGGTAATAAAGGACAGTGACATACACATATTCACGGGAACCGCCACAGCCGGAAGCCGTACCATAACGGGAGTGTCGCAGGACTTCACGTCCGTGCTTTCACGCTCCGCGACCGATTACTACGTCACGGCGGACTGTTTTCCGGTCGGCACGAAGGTCGTTTCCGTTACCTCAAATACGATAACCGTGGATAAAGACCCGCTCGCCGCCGCCGAGGGGCTTGTGATGAACCTTTCCCTTTGGAAGAATTCTTTGAGCCCTACAGCCGACGACTACACCTATCAGGTAGTGTCGCGGAGCATAGTCACGGCATCCTGCTCTTTCAATTTCGAGATAGCGTCCGAGGAATCGGACGCGATAAAATGGCTCGCGAACAGCCGCGTTCTCGCCATAGGAACGGAGACGTCCGTATGGTGCTGCTCCCCGGCTATAACCGCCGTGAGCGTTCAGGCGGAGATGTCGTGCAGGTACGGCAGCGACACCATCCAGGCGTTGACCGCCGATACCGCCGTAGTGTTCTTCTCACAGGGCGGATACGGCATCCGTGAGTTCTACTATGACCCCGGAAGCGAGGCGTTCCGGACTAACAACATCGCGATTCTTTCCGACCGTATGCTCTCCGAATCGCCCGCGGTCGATTTCGATCTGGCGCAGAATCCTTACAACAGGCTTCTTATCGTGCGGCAGGACGGCGCGTGTGTGTCGCTTCTCTATGACAAGACTAACGGCATCCTCGGCTGGAGCCGCATAGAGCATGGTTACGGGGCGTTCCGCTCGTGCGCGGTAACGCGCGGGAACCGTCAGAACGACATCATCTATTTCGTCGTGAAGGACGGCGACTCATATTTTCTTGAGAGCCTGGATTCCAACGACGGCGTATATCTGGACTCTTTCGAGCCTTACGACGAGGCGGAGCCGGGCGAGGTTTCCGGCAGGCTGCTCTGGAACGCGACAACCGGCGCGTCATGCGAGGCGGATAACGTCCCCGCGGGCTTCATAAACGACGGCGACGTGGTTTACAAGGGATATCCGTTCGAGAGCCTCGTGCGCTCGCTTCCGGTCGTCAGGGACGACCCCGCGTCGCTCCGCCGTATAACGGAGCTTGCCGTGCGGTTCCTGGACTCGGCGCTTCCTGAGATGACCGTCACGGAATGTCCGCCGGAGCTTTTCGTTAATTATCAGGCGCCGTATACGGGAGTCGCCCGCGTGCAGTTCCCCGGACAGTACGACAGGGACGTTATATTCGAGCTTTCGGCGCAGAGCCTTGAGCCGTGCGTCATACTCGGCGTGAACGCTAAGCTTAACTAGGAGGACCGTATGGATATTTTTACTTTGGCTGTATTGGGGCTTATAGGCGGCGGCCTTATCGGGCTTATCTCGCAGGATGCGGCGGACAGGCAGTGGAACACAGAAGCGCAGCGGGCGATAGACGCGGCCGGAGAGGAGAAAACACGGCAGCTCAATTACCTTGACGAGAGCTGGGAGCTTTCAAAGGAGAAAGCCGGGAGAGAGGCGGACAGGCAGGACTTGCAGACGACCGTCTCCGAGTCCCTTGCGGCTGGAAGCCTCGCGACTCAGATGGAGTCGCTTTCCCTCAACCAGGTTGCGTTCGGGGAGAACCTCAACGCGGCTGAGATGAACGCGGGAGCATCCTACGGCAGTGACCTCGCTTCCCTCGCCGCTTCCGGCACCCGCTCAGGAACCGGCAGCATGGCGGAGGCCGTGGACATGCAGGCAGCCGTGAACGCCGCGCAGCTTGAGTCGCAGAAGGAAGCCGGGCGCAAGGGGTCGGAGCTTGATCTTTCCGGCGTGCTCAACAATCTTTCGAGCACCAACTTCGGGCTCCAGCAGTCACGGGACGACGCGGCGCAGCTCCGCGCGGACTATGAGGAAGGGGGGCTCGCGTACAAGGATTACCAGCTCCAGCGAAAGAAAACCGAGGAAGGATACGACGCTGAGATCAGCCGCCTTAAACGGCAGAAAGAAGAATTCAACAGTTTTGACAGCGTGAATTCCCGCTGGTTCTCGTCGCTTTTTCACGGCGCGACGACAGGTGCGAGCCTTGCCTACAACGTGGCCGCCACAGGACGCGAGGAAGGCTGGTGGAACCTCGCCTGACATAACTTTGCGAAACATTACCAAACACTGATAAACCTTATCAAAGGGGGCTTTTATGGCATCACAGACTACTTTGCTCGACGTGTTCGACTCGTTCGCGGGAACGGTCAACACGATGCTTGACATAGACCGTAAGGAAATGGAGCGCGCCGCGGAGATGGACGTGCTTAACTGGCAGGCGAAATTCCGCGAGGAGTCCGATCAGTTCGTCAACGATCTTTACAGGACGACGGACGAGAACTGGAACGACAACATGACGCTCGCCGAGCAGTGGGACGACCGGCTCAACCAGTTCCTTACGGAGACACGCGACAGGACAAAGAGCGCCAACCCGTACACGCAGAGGCAGATAGAGAAGATGCTCACCGGCTACGAGGCGACTTTGAGGAACGACCTCCGCTCCAAGGCGTCCGCCAAGATGAACGAGCACGCCGTCCTCACGATGCAGGACACGGCGGATATCAACCGCCGGACGCTTAACGGACAGGAGCGCATCAACGCGAACGGTGAGGTTTACCGTCAGGCGTACATGAACGGCACGATAGACGAGACGAACTACAGGAGGCTTATGCTCGCCGAGACCGAGCAGACAGTCTCTGATTATTACACGGACAGGGTGACGGAGCTCACCGATGCGGCGCTCAAGGACGGGCTTAAGTCCTGGGAGTCGATAGAGGCGGAGATACGCGCCGATACCCAGAGCTTCACCAACCTCGCGGGCGATCAGGTGGATCAGGACAAGTTCCGCGACAACGCCCTCAAGAACGGCGAGAAGCTTTATTACGCGAAGCTCGGCGAGTTGCAGGACAAGAACGCGAACTCCCTGTCCGAGGCTTTCTTGCGTATTATAAGCATGGAGAGCGTGTCGCAGCAGTACACGGCCGCCCGTTCAGTCCTTGCGGACATGGACCAGACTATGAGCGGCAACCGGCTTGACGAGACGAGGCGCAACTCATATGCGCGTATTTTCGCGTCGTTCGTGAATGATTATCTTGATGAGCAGAGCAGGCTTGCCGCCGCGTCCGCGCGGGCGTCAGGCTCCGGCAGCGGAACGGATAATTCCGCCGTGCAGAAGTCAATCAAGGATTATATCAAGGCTGCGCCGGACACGGCTTTCGCGCAGTATTTTGCGGGGGATTTCTCCAGCGTTTACGGGGCTATGGAAGCATATTCCGAGGAGCTTAAGGACGCTTTTATTTATGAGCATGAGTTTGGAGACAAGGATACTCCGATAAACTTCAAGGAATATAAGGGTTATGACGCGGCCGTTAGTGATTGGGCTTACGTTTACAATGCTGATGTCCTTAATGGATTTTTGGATGCTCTTGGAAATCATCTGAAAGATGCCAAGGGTGGTTTCAATACGGTTTATCAGAAATACGAGAATATCATGAAGGACTTCAAGAACGGGAATCTCAAGGATTATGACCCTGCTGTTATGGGCGATTTCTTTGATTTTGTTCTTGATACGGTCGCATCCACGTCGCCGGACAAGCTCGGCGACATAGAGAAAGCTATGGACAGCTGGCTCAACGCCGTTGCTTACACAAAGCAGCGGAGCAAGTTATTCTTTGACCCGAAATACAGTACCGTCAAATATGGAAATGACGGCACATATTCTTATTCGAACAAGGAGATAGCGGAGTTCGCCAAGGCTGCCGCCGAGAACGACATTATTTTCACTGATTTCTATGGCCGTGAGCGCATAGCGCGCGGCGCGAATGTCGGGCAGGACAGCGCGCTTGTGGCTTCCCAGATGCACGGTGTCGCGAGATGGCTCGGCCTTGAGAATTACGACGGGCTTACTTGGCAGTACGAGGCTACGAATAACGATGAGAACACCAGTATCATCGTAGACTACAAGGGCAGGAACTACAAGATTGAGGCAACCCCGGACGGCAAGGATTATCAGGTGTTCGATGTCACCGGCAACAAGCATGAGGCGGTTGAAGACCATAGGGGCGTTTATGCGGAAAGGAGAGAAGAAAAGCAGAATGCCGTTGTTCAGGCAAATCAGCGGATTGCTGATACTATACAGAAACAGAATGACCCGGAGGCCGCTTTCAGGGCTGCCGTATACGGGATGGGATCATCGACGGCGCAGGCAGAAAGAGCCGCTAATAGAATGCCTAAAATTGTTGAGGATGTATTGGGCAGGGAGCAGGCTCAGAAATGGAATTCAGACGGTTATTCTTATGAGAGCAGGATGCTGGACGTCGATAAGGTTATCAATGCGATCCGGACAGCGAGTGACTATGACAGGGGTACTTATTACCGAGACATGGGAATACTTTCGCAATATGAGTATGTGGATAAAAATAAAATCAAAGTTGTTGATTCTATGTTCAATTCCGCCGCGGCGCAGTTCCTCATCAATGAGGGATACCTTGATGAGAAGGACAGAAATTATACGGAAGCCGTGGATGATGCAAGGCAGAGATTGCGTATGTCGCTCATTACCGGCATAGGACCGGACGGCAGCAAGATAAAACCATCGGATATTTATAACAGATATAATGCGCTTTTGGATAAGTGGGTTAAAAGATAGCGGGAGGAACGGATATGGCGGATATTGTTTTCGGAGATTCACAGGTGACAGGAAGAAAGACGAACGAGAAGATTGCCGACGAGGTTATCAACGGGCTTTGGGCTACGGGCGAGGAGCGCAAGAAGCGCCTTGCTGATGCCGGATATGATTACAATGCAGTACAGGATATCGTCAATCAGAAGCTTTCGGCGGATACCAGGCAGACTCCGGCAGTTTCCGCTGCAAGTCCCGTGCAGGAGCCGACCGTGTCCGTCCCTCAGTCCGATACGGTTTCTCCCGTGCAGCATAATGTTTCCGGGGCGCAGACGCAGCTGACGGCAGAGGAACAGCTTTCCCCGGATGAGATAACCGCGAACAGGTTGCAGGGGATCGCGGAGAGGCAGAAGCAGCGCGAGCAGGAACGGCTTGCGAACCGCCAGCTCTACGGAATCAGTATGCCGGATGAGGATTACAGGAGATGGAACGAGGTTATAGCCAATTCGGACAATCCTGATGAAGAATCCGCTCGCCTTGGCGCGGCTTACAAATGGAGCAGCATTTTGGGAGAGTCGCCTTTTGACTGCTACATGAACCTTGATGCGCTCAACGCGGAATGGTTTGGTGATAAGGTTACGGACTACAAGTCCGGTTTCAAGGCGATATCCGATATGATTACGCTGGGAAACAATAATGTGAAAATTGGTATTCTTGGCAACCAGATAAGGGACGCGCATCTCGCGGGCAACGCGGAGCTTGAGGAAGCGTACTGGAACCAGTACCGTGCTTTGCAGGCTGTAAACGAGGACTTGCAGGACAGTGTTCCTCGCGGCTGGCTTGTCGAGATGCTTAAGGCAGGAGCTCCGTCTTTCGCGTTTTCAGGTTATACGGCTCTTTCCGGTCTTTTCGGAAACTTCATCTATCCGGGTGTCGGAACGCTCACGGCTTTCAATACGTCTGCGTATCTCACCGCCGGACAGGAATACATCGACCTTATAGAGAACGGCTCCGATCCGTTCACGGCTAACCTCGTTTCCGTCCTTTCCGGCGGCTTGCAGGGTTTTGTCGAGGTCTCTCTCGGTAACGTCGCGTCCGCTCTCGCCGGATCCGCGCGTATTGCGGGAAAGACTGCCGCAACTCTCACGGGCAACGTCGCGAAGAACGTCGCCAACAAGCTCGGAAAGGTTCTCCATTTCGGGCCGCTTGCCAAAGTCGTCACCAACATGGGACTCCGCTATGCGGGGAACATCGCCGAGGAAGGCGCCGAGGAAGTCGTTCAGTATTTCATTTCGCTCGCGGGACAGGAGCTCGCGGCGGCTCTTGACGGCTACGACCTGCCGGACGACGACATTAAGACAGTCGTAACGACCGCTATGGAGGAGTTCAAGGGCGGTGTGATGGGTGCCGTCGTGCTCGGTGTTGCTTCCGACAGTTTCAACGCGGCTGTCGATATTTCGGAATACAAGCGCGTCGGCAAGCTTGCCGGAATGGTTGACAGCAAGGAGTTTTTCCGTAACGCCGTCAAGGACAGCCCGATATTCGAGGGAATGAGCGACCAGAAGAAGAATTCCGTCATTGACGAGATTCACGGCGCGGCGCAGTCAAAGCGCGACGCGGCGACTGCCCAGCAGGTGAACGAGATCAAGGAAGTAAACCGCGCCGCGGAAGGTTTTGAGGACATCCAGGTTGACGAGGAGACGGGAGCGAGCAACGCGCGCCCGGTTTACCGCACGGCGGAAGGCAAGCTCTACACTGAGGACGATACCCTGCGCGACACCGATTCGGGCGAGGTGCGCCGTTACAAGGCGGGCGACTACGAGGGCGACCTTGACAAGAACCTTTACGGATACATCGACTACGAGGTGGACGAGCAGAACAAACAGGTTTATATCCGCGATTTCATTATGAACGCGGGGCGCGAGAACCTGCGCCAGGAGCTTTACGACGATTTTGCCCGCGAGTCGGCGGGATATGAGATTATATGGGAGCCGGACGGAAGCCGCGCAAAGGCGATAAAGGAATCGCTCGTACGGAACAACCCGCAGGGCGTCAAGGCCGGGCTTACCTATTACGACGATGCAAAGACTGTCATGGAATCTGATGTCGAGGCCGCTGCCCGTCGCAAGGTCGCGGAGGCAGTCGCGAAGTACATGCCAAACGTCCAGAGACAGGGACATCTTGCCGCGGCCGTTTCCCTGCTGGAGCAGATGGCTCGCTCCCAGGGCAAAAAACTTTCTGAATATATCAACAAGACTTTCGGCTCAGACATTTTCGGCGATACGGCGGACGTGGAGTTGGAAGCTAATCAGAATCGGATGACTTTCGAGCTTTCTCAGGACGAGGCGAAGGAGAAAGGATATCAGGTTGCGGCGGGCGCGACGAAGTGGAAGGATTACGAGAATGACCTGCGCGCAGTTATCTACGCGGGACAGAGCGCGGATTTCTCCACATGGGCGCATGAGCTTGCGCACATATACCGGAAGCAACTCTCAGGCGACAGGCTCGCAGAGGTGGAGAAAGCTTTCGGTGTCGTCAAGGGCGACTGGATCCAGAGCGCCATACGCGACGCGAACGGGAATCTTATGCCGAGCGAGGAAGCTTTTGCTTACGGTTTCCAGGACTGGCTCAAGACGGGCAATGCGCCGACCGCCGAGATGAAGAACGTTTTCCAGAAGTTCGCGGAGTTCCTTGCCCGCTGCTTCAACGCTCTCAGCAAGCACATCGACCTCAACCCGGAAATAGAGAACGTGTACAAGCAGATGCTCTCCGGCGGCGACTCAGTGCTCGCACAGGCGGAGAGGGCCGTTGCCGAGGCGGACAGGAAGATGCGCGCGGAAGCCCAGGAGAAACGCAGGGAACAGGCGCGGCAGGCGGAGTCCGCCAAGAACACGGAGACCCGCGCGGAAACGTCGCAGGATACGTCACGTCAGGCGGGTATGGCGGAAGCTGATGTAATTAACCCGGACGAGCTTAACCTTTCCCCGGAGGACAAGGCTTTCATTGAGCGCGCGGAGAACGTTGAGCGGAGGCTTTCCGAGCTTTCAGACAATCTTATGAGAGAGTCACGTGCGGACGAGGACAACGAGTTCCCGCTTGACCGGAACGAGGCGCGGGAGATCGCGTCGGAGCAGGTTGCTTCTGAGGAGCGTATGCACGATATCGTGCAGGACGTGAAGGACTCTGCGGGCAACGGCTCTTTCGCACGGGAGCAGCAGGCTATCCTTAACGACAACGACACTACGCAGGATATGGTGAACGATGTCATTGTTGATACGGCCGGAAAGTCGTTCGACGTGAGCAAGTACAGTATGGACGTAGACGATATTCCGCAGGATATGTTCTTTCAGACGGCAGAGCAGAGAGCGGAGCTCGCGGAGACGGAAAGGCAGATAGAGGCTGTACGCAAACAGTATGAAGGTACAGACTCTTGGATGAAAGCTCCGAACGGAGAGCCGACAAAGCTTACCGAGAGACAGTGGTTACAGGTAAGGACACCGAATTTCAAGCGTTGGTTTGGTAACTGGCTTTATGATGAAAACAAGCAGGTAGAAATTACAGAAATTGACATTGCAAATTTACCGTTTGATTATTCAGACGCAGTAAGCTTAAAGCAATGGCTTAAAGATAATCTTGCCGGAAAATTAGTTACTATTGATGATGATGGAATGGTAGTCGGACTTTCTAATCGTGGCTTAAAAGATTCTGTAAAAAGACGCGGGGAAGAACAGAGGGCCGTTTATACTGGGCTTGAAGAAGTTTTAAGAAAAGCCGGATTTTTTGATTTTGAAGAAAATGACGGACAAGCAAAACATAGTGCACTTAAAGGTCAGGATATTTACTACTCTGCAATAAAAGTCGGAGAAAAATTTTATTCAGTAAGAATTAAACTCGATGTAAATAAAAGTTCATTAAAAACAAGTTATAAAGATCATAAACTTACTGAAGTACAAATAGAGCCAGTTACGTACCCGGCAGGAATCAATAATGATGTACCGGCGCAATCTGGCTCAAGTGTTTTTACTATAAGCCAACTTTCCGGGGCTGTCAAGCCAACTATGTCGCAAGTCCTCGACGAGAATGGCGAGCCGCTTGTTGTCTATCATGGAAGCAGTTATTGGTTTACGGTTTTCAATGATGGTGAAACAAACAAAACGAATGTTAATACGCCTGCCGGAACAATTTTTACGAATGACAATAAAGAAATTGCATCTTCTTTTGAGAATTACTACGGCGGAAAAATAAAAGACGTAATACTCGATAAAGATTCTCCTTTGCATAGGAAATATGATTGGGGAGTTTACCGAGACGGCGGCGTGTATTCTTTGTTCATGAATTTGCGTAATCCGAAAATCATGGATTATGACGGCAAGCAATGGAACCAGGAAGGAATGAACATTAATGAGGAAGTCGCGAAGGCTAAGCAGGAAGGTTATGACGGATTTATAGCTAAGAATATTATAGACGTGGGATTTACGGACATAACGCCTCCGTCAAGCAATGACTATATCGCTTTTAATAATACGGACGTAAAATCGGCTACGGACAACAACGGCAATTTTGATGCGAACAATCCGAACATCCTTTTCCAGATTGCGGGCGAGATTGGCGCGCAGAACCTCGACAACAACGAGGAAGTCGCCGAGGGCGTGAGCCGTATGCAGAACCTTGCTGTCGCCAAGCAGATGGAAACGGACGGAAAAGATGCTCAAAGCATCAGGCTCGCTACCGGATGGGAGCGTGGAGCGGACGGCAAGTGGCGCTACGAGATAGACGATGATTACCATCTGAAAAACATCAAGGCGACGAATGAGAAACTTGAGAGATACGAAAATGAACTGAAAGAGGCGGAGAGCAATCTTAAGGCTCTTGTCGAAAACAAAAACAAGGCAGAGCGCAAAATAAACGACATGGTAAAAAGAGGCGTTCTGCCGGAGGGTACTACTTACGAGTCGGAGCTGGCAGAAGCTCAGGAGAAAGTGCATATTGCGCAGATGCTCCTTGAATACGATACAGGTCTGGATGTTGAGAAAGCTTTGCGCCGCCTTGTCGCAAGAGGAATAGACCCCGTTGATTTCTGGAACGATATGGGCGAAAGCTTTTACCTGCCGCAGCTTATTGACAATCCGGAATTATTCAAGGCTTATCCTGCCCTTGAGAAAACGACCATAGCGTTTGCCCGGAAAGATGTTGACAATCATCAAGGCTCGTACGATCCGAATGAAAACAGCATCACTATTTATCCGTCAGGGGCAAATAGTTATTATGATTTTCTAAGCGTCTTGGCGCATGAGGTTCAGCATGCTATTCAGCGGATCGAGGGTTTTGCTGTAGGCGGCAGTGCTGCTCAGTTTGAAACCAGAGACTTCTCAAAAGATATAATTGAGAACCTTACAAAGCAGGCTCATGAGTTATTCAACAAGCAAGATGAAAACTGGAAGAAACTTGTAAGAAAATACAATGAAGCAGGCATCAGACAGGATTATGAAACTACAAGCAGAATTTCCGATGAATTAGAAAACGACGCGGCGTTCAACGAATATGTTGATTTAATGAGCAGGGCTGTTTCTGTTCAGGAAGGTACTACTTCTGTAAGTTATGTGAAAACACCGGAAGAACAGTATCGAAGTCTAGCCGGAGAGGTTGAAGCCCGTAATGTTCAGGCGCGGCGGCGGTTCACTCCAGAAGAACGCCGCAATATTTTGCTTGCCGCTACCGAGGACGTTTCCCGTGCTGACCAGATTATGTTATTCCAGACTGCATACCATGGTTCCGGGGCGGATTTTGACAAGTTCGACACGGAGAGCTACGGGCTTTCCGGTGAGGGCAGTATGTCTTTCGGTTACGGCACTTATGTTACTGATGATGAGGAAATTGCAAGAGATTATGCGGAAAGACAGCGTAAACAAATAGACAAATATGCAGACAATCCTTATGAACGCGATACTTTAGAAAGAGAAATGTTTGAAGAATTGCGTAGTTATGATTTTGATAAATCAAAATATAAGGTTTATCTTGAAAATCAGATTAAGGAAAGTGAATTAGATACTATTGATAATCCATATATTGATAGAAAAGCAAAAGAAAAACTTGCCAAACTTGATGCAATAAATGTAACTCATCTTTACACGGTCGAGATCCCGGACGACGGATATATTGCTTATGATAAACCAGTAAGTGATGAAGTTAAAACTCGTATTTATAATGCTATCCGTGAACAAGGAAGTGAAAATTTTGATTTTTCTATGGACTTCTGGAGCGGAAAAAACAAGGCGTTCACAAGCGGAGAAGAATTATATGCGGCGATAGCGAAAGCTGTCGGCGGCGAGAAACAGGCATCTGAATTCTTGAGCAAAGCCGGCTTCGCCGGAATCAAATATCCTGCCGGCACAATTTATGGAAACGGAAACGGCGCTTATAACTACGTCATCTTCAACGACCAGGACGTGAAAATCGTTGACCATCTTCTTTTTCAGACCCAGCAGGAGCTCTACGATGACGCATCCCTCTATGATACCTGGCAGGACTTCATGGAGGCATACGAGAGCGGGTTCGACCCCTACGCCATGGAAGCGGACGACTATCACTCGCAGGTGCCGGCGGGAGCCGACGCGCAGTGGTACAAGACGACATGGGAGCTCGCCCACGGACTCAAGCCGGAGGAAAGCCTTGACGCTGAGGCAGTCTTGGAGAAATATAATTCGATAAGCGAAAGTCCCCAGAACGCGCTGGATACTTGGTTCTATATGAAAATAAAGGAGCCCGGCGAGCTTGAGAACTTCCTCAAGCGCGTGCAGCAGATTCTCGACACGGACCTTTCCGGCGAGGAATGGCGCGGCATCACGGCGGAGGATGCCGCCGCCCGGAGCGAGATTGACGAGATGCAGAAGTTCATCCGCACCCAGCTCAAGCACGGAACGTGGCTCAGTAACGCTATGCGCGTCGCCAAGGGCAAGGAGCTCACGCCGCGGACGCGCAAGACCATGCTCTCTCTTATCTCGCATTCGCTCCGCGACTACAGGGCGATTTATTCACAGATAATGGGGGACGAGTATTTTGCCGTACCGGAAGGCGACACGGTTTCGGGGCAGCTCAGGAGCAACGTGCTCGCGGACCCGGACGAGGATTTCGAGGAGATGTCGCCGGAGCGCCGACGCCAGATCGCGGAGGATATCTCCAACGAGGACGTGGCCAGGCGCATCAGGTCCGGCGAGCTCAGGCTTGACGGCGAGCTTGACGGATATATCAAGTCAATTAAGAAGGACCTCCGCGAGACGGAGAAAAAATATACGGACCTCAAGAACGAGGTTGACGAGGACTTCCGCCGGATAGCGGACGCGGAGCAGAGGGAGCTCCTGCGGCTCCACGACAAGCTGCTTGAGATGAAAGCCCGCTGGCACAACAGATCCGACACGACGGGACGGCGCATAGAACGCGCGCTCAAGACGACCGGAAGGTACGAGCTGGACTCGCAGACGCTTCGCGCGGACTACGACAGGATTTTCCGGCAGTACAGCGACCTTAAGAACGTGACCAGGATAACCGCGCAGGTGTCCGAGGCTATGCGCCACCAGAGGGAGCTCTACAGTCTGCGCGAGGCTTTGCGGCAGAAGCAGCAGGACGGCCGCGCGCTTGAGAACCTCAAGAAGCTCCGTACCCAGCTTGTGAAGCGCACGATGCGCCGCGTTCCTTTCGACCGCATAGACTACGACTCCGCCCGGCTTCTTATCGCGATACAGCGCGTTTTCGAGCCGAACCTTATGGGCGGCGTGAACGAGTGGATAGGACAGGGCTCCGCCGACGCGCGGCAGGTCGCGTCAGCATGGCTCACCGACGTGGACGAGCGGGAGCGCATCGAGAACTACCTCAGAAGAAAACCGGGCAAGCTTGCCGGCGAGATGCTGGAGAAGCTCCGTGCCCTTAACTCGATCGAGGATTACAACAAATGGGCTTCCAAGGACAAGAAGCGGCTCTCGAAGGTCATGCCGAAGGAGGACTGGGTGCGCGAGCTCCGGTTACAGGAGCTTTCAAAGGAGCGCGAGCAGAGTATAGACCTTGACATCAAGGTTGACGAGGTGACCCGTACCGTGCGGAACCCGTCCACCGGAAAGAACGAGGATGAGACGCGCTGGGTAATAAGGATGCCCGACGAGCTCGCCGCCGAGATTAAGGACGCGGTCGGAGCCGACCTCTACGACGACCTCATGCACAGGCCTTTCCGCGAATGGACTACGGAAGATTTGGAGAAACTTGCCGTACGCGTGAACGACATCTACAAGGACGGGCGCGACACGCTCGCCGCCAAGAAGCAGCTCCGCAACGAGCAGGCGCGGGAAATCAGGAAGCGGATAGAAGCGCTCGCCCGAGACTCAGGCATCCAGTTCGACGACGGGGACACGCCGGAGGAACGTGCGAAGAAACAGGACAAAATACATAAGATACTCGGACTCGACTCCGACATAAAGGGAACTGCCGCCGTCAAGAAGGAGACCCGCCTCAACAGGCTGCTCAACGGCTACGCGGACGCCAACGTGCGCCGCGTAGCCCGCATCCTCGACAACTACACGGACGGCATCAACACGCAGATGCTCTACTGGCGCGAGGACGAGTGCTGGAACGCGCGCGAGGCCGCCAAGGAGCGCCGCGCCAAGGCGATAAAGAAAGTCATGGCCGACAACAAGCTTACTGAGGTCGAGCTTTCCCGCATAGTCGAGGTTGACGGGCTGAAATTCTCCGTTGACGACCTGCTCTACGTTTACGCCGCCGACAAGGACTACGAGGTTGTGCGCGACGACAAGGGCAACCCGGTGCTCGACGAGGACGGAAACGAGCAGAACGACGACTACGCGCCTACGAGCCGGAACGCCGTGATGTTCGGCAACATGCTCTCCGCCGACGAGGACGTCGCGCGGAAGCAGGAATGGGAGGAGATGGACAGGGAACTCGCCGAGGCGATAGCGGACGAGACGCTCGACGCGGAGCAGATGCAGGAGCTTACGGCGGGAATCCTTGACAGGCATCCGGGGCAGACGTTGTTCATGGAGAAGTGCCGCCAGCGCTATAACAGGGTGCTCGCCGCCGCGACCGAGCTTATTGAGGGCAGCGCCGGGCTCAAGGCTCTTTACGAGACTGTCGCAGAGGATTACGCCGCCGAGTTCGAGCGGATGAACCGAGTTTCCGTCGAGGAGTTCAACCAGCCGGTGAACCGTGTCCGCAACTACGTGCCGATGGTGCGCCTTGAGTCCAACGGCGAGACTAACGCGAACCAGGTGAAGCAGGATCTTCTTACTACCTCCGGCGGGAACGCTGCCGGAAAAACCGGCGTTAACAGGGGAATGACGCAGCGCCGTGTTGCCATTAGTCCGCTGCATCAGAAGCCCGTCCAGATGGGACTGTACAAGACATGGCTCGCCTCCGTTGATAGGACCGAGCATTTCATCGCGTACGCGCCTTATGTCCGCGAGCTCAACCGCGTGTACAAGGGACGCGACGCGGACTACACCAGGAGATTCATAGAGAACCGCTACGGACGCGGGATGCTCTCTTACATAGACGACTATATCAATGAGGTCGCCAACCCCAACGCGAACCGCGTCCGCACGGCGGGCGACGACCTTATGCGGACGCTGCGCGGTAAGACCGCTCCGGCTTATTTAGCCTGGAAACTTTCCGGTGTTTTGAAGCAGGCGGCGACAAGCCCCGCTCCGTACTTCCAGTTCGTATCCCCGGCGGAGTACGCTTCCGCTGCATGGCAGTGCGTCACGAACCACGGCTGGGATCTTATCAAGGAGAAGTCTCTTTTTATGCGGAACCGCGTGCAGGATCCGCTCTATGACCTCGTGGACGAGCTTGCCGAGAAAGCCGACACTCCGCTCAAGCAGAAGCTTATGAAGCTGGAGAAAAAGGGAATGTCCGGCCTTGAGTTCATCGACTGGGCGTGCGTCGCTCCCGGATGGCTCGCGTGCTACAAGAAGGAATACGCGCGGCTTGCCCAGGAGAACGAGGGCGCTTATGACAGGAAGAAAGCGGAGCTGGAGGCGGAGCAGCGGAACGTCACCCCGGAAAGCCCGGACGCCGTTCTTACCGCCGAGCAGATAGACAAGGCGGCGCAGGACGCGGTGCTTACGGAAGCCGACATTGAGGCGGCCGCCGTGCGCTACGCGGACGACTGTACGCGCCAGTGCCAGCCGTCAAGCCGCCTCTCCGACCTCGCGCCGCTCTACAAGAACAGCTCCGAGTTCGCGAAGGCTTATCTTCAGTTCCAGACCTCGCTCAACGTGATATGGCAGAACATCCGCTACGACCTGCCCGCCGCAGTCCGCACGAAGCAGTTCAAGCGCGCGGCCGGCATGATAGCCGGTTACGCCGTCGCCGGAATCGCGATGAACATGCTCATGGAGGGAGTCACCGCCGGAAGCGGCAGGAAGGACGACGACGACGAGAAACGCCTCAACGCTCTCCGCAACATCATTTTCTACGGCACGACGCAGTTCACGGACTCCGTGCCGCTCATAGGAAGCTACCTTACGACGGTCGTGCAGAAAACCCTCACCGGACGGAGCACGTACCTCTCCACCGGAACGGACATGACCCCGATGATAACGAAGCTCGGCTCCGCCGTGATGAGCGTATCGAACGGCAATTGGACGAAAGCCGCCGGACAGTTTGGCGAGGGCGTAGGACTCGCTCTCGGACTTCCGACATCGGGCGTCAAGGAGATCTACAAGTTTTTTACTGACGAGGACGGAAATTTTGATGTAGGATTTAGCACGGTCTACGGACTTGCGAAGGACATCACGGGCGGGAAAGACAGCTCAAAGAAATAACAGGAGGCGTATATGGTGGAGACAGAGCGTAACATGAGGGGCGAGCATCTTGTGGTGCAGTCGCTTGAGGTGCTTGAGGATTTCACGGGCAAAGCCGCCCGTGTCATTGATTCGAAGATAGGGAGCGTCCAGGAGACGCTCGTAAGCGTCGCCTCGCGCGCCGACAAGTTCTACCAGGACGCGGCGGCGGACGGCATCATCACCCCGGAGGAGAAGAAGATCCTTAAGCGCGATTTCGGCGAGCTGCGCCGCGTGTACCTCGCGATTCTCCAGCAGGCGGAGACAAAGGGGCTCTCCGACGATCCGCGCATAACCGGGCTTATCACAGTCTACAGCGCGCTCTACACGTACCTTTATTCCACTATAAAGGTGTTCGACGACATGGAGTCCAACACCGTCATTACGTCCTCGGACGACATGAACGCTTACTACGACGCATACTACGACGCGCAGATGTTCGCGCAGGCGGTGCTCACGCAGACCGCGCTCGCCTATGTCCGAGTGCTTTCGTCGCTCTCCGAACCGGGGCTTTCCGACGAGCTCGGCTACTACGGCGGGCAGCTCTACCGCTACGTCGCGGACGAGGGCTGGCAGGCAGTCTCATCCGGCGACTACATGGGAGTCGTCACGGGCGCGGCATCCCTCACGGAGACAAAGGAAGGCTCTTTTTTCCTTGCGGGCGCGTCTTTTGCCGTGGCATCCTACCGCATTGTGGCGGATGCGGGCGTTATCGCGACAGGCTCCGGCGACCACATAGCGGTTTCTGTCCGTGCTCACAAGGGCGATGTATGGGCCTGCTCCGGGGGAATCTGGAGAAGGATACCCGACAGGAACGACTGGCGCTATGTGCTCGCGACGAACGACCTTATCGCGATGGGAGAGCCGATATCCCCGATGCTTGAGGGGCATGTGCGGGACATTGCCGAGACCGCGGCGCAGGACGTAGCGGGTGGAACGTACCTCGGGCCCAAGACGGCTGATCCCGGCTCGCCGTCGCCCGGAGACTTTTTCCTTTATGTCGGCAATACGACTGCTGCGCGGAAGAACGGAAGCATCTACAAGTGGCAGAGGTCGGGGGAATCCGGCTATGCGTGGACGGAGCTTTCGGCGGAAGACCCGGCGAGCTACCGTAACTACATGGACGCGCTTTCTGATATGCTCCGCGAGGACTCGCAGAGCCTTGAGACGGGTCGTTTCAGCGTGGTGTTCGCGCGGAGCCTTGCGGCGATGTCCGCGATGATTGATACCCTTATGGCGCAGACGATGATACTTAAGTCCGGCGGCGTGTTCAAGAGCGAGGGGTTCGATTCGGGAACGGGCGCAGGGTTCAGGCTGTCCGCGGACGGCGTTCTTGAGGCAAGGGAGGGTATTTTCCGCGGGACGGTGTTTGCGACAAATGGTAAGTTTTCGGGAATAATAGATGCTATCACTGGCAATTTGATGAATATAAATATTTCAGGGAATTCTACATTTGAAGGAGATATAGTCTCGGGTCCGATAACTATTTCTGATGATGCTCCACCTGCTAGTACATTAACGATAACGCCAGATATGACAGCCGAACAGATATATCTGGCTATGAATACGACATTTGGAGCTGCTTCTGCAGACGTAAACCCTAATCTTTCCTATGCAAATAATTATCAAAATTGCAAACGTTTTTCAGTAAATAAATATTATCAACAAGGAGATTATCAGTATACAATAGATTGTCTGACTACAGATCTAGCTAGTCATCGATTATATAGAGGGGGGGATGAAGTAGCTAATATTTCTGCTTATTTGACAAAGTTTGTTTCAACTAATAAAACATTAAGGATTAATAATTTACCTACAACCAGACCGACATCAAGCGGTTATTTATGGAATGATAATGGAACTGTTAAAATCTCTTGATTAAAAATCTTGGATAATTAGTTGAAGTTTATCTGGATCATAATCAAAGAGAAAATATTTCCTTTCGGATTGATAAGTAATATAATTAAAGGTGTTGTCAGTCTCAGCTCCAACCAGTTTCCAATTATGCTGTTCTTGTGGGTAATACTGTATATTTACTGTTGTGTTACTTCCTATTGATTGATTGATTTCTGAATGTAAAGTATCTATTAAAGTTATCGTACATGGCATCAGATTCAAAACATGAAGAGTTTCTGGATCTACATCAATAACTGAATAATTGAATCCCTCTGCTTCAAGTTTTATTCTATAAGATACAGGCGAGATTATTCTGAAATCCCCGCTGCTTGTTATGGGATGCGCAATCTTTATTGTTTGCCCTGGAGTAAGTGTATAGTCATTGTTGTAGTGATTAACGACGACCTGCAGCGTCGTGTTGTTCTTCAACATATAAATGATTTCTGTTTGACACCCGGTTATAACCATAAGGCACAATAAAATAACGATACATTTTTTCATACTCGCCCCCTTAACTGAATCTTAAACCCACTCGGCCGGAAAGCGCAAGTCCTTTTTTATAACGGCGCACATTTTTTCCCCTTATACTTTGCATCAGGAGGAATAAAATTATGGCAGACATCAGGATAGAGGACCTGCCGGCGCGCGAGTCCCCGTTGGGCACGGACCTGCTGCACGTGCAGGCGGCATCCGGCGACGACTACAGCGTTGGGGCAGGCGACCTTCTGGACGCGGTGCGCCCGATAGACTCAGTACCGGTCGAGAACAGCAACAATCCCGTTAAATCGGGCGGACTCTACACGAAATTCTCCGGCTTGGAGCTGACCATAGACAATATCACCCGTGCCATGCACCGTATTCCGCGCATTGTTCCGAAAGACATATCATCGTACCTTGCTGACGGCTCGTTCTCCGACCGCGTAGCCGGAACGAACGGACATCCGCTCATGGATGATATTTTCGTGGGCGACTATATTCACATGAGCAGAGCGATAAGCGCGTATGAACGGACAGGGCAGTATCAGGAGACAGGCTCTGAATACGTCACCGTCGCGGACATAGACGGCGCGTGGGGTCGCGGCGATTCCGGCTACGAAATCAACTACCACCACCTTATCATGGTTCCCGGCAAGGGACTCGACTCCACAGAGAAACAGCACTTCGGACGGTCGAGGATGAATTCAGGCAACGACACGACAGGCGGATACGTCGGAAGCGAGATGCACACCACCACTATCGGGTCTGTCGCGAGTTCGGGAAGCACGGCTTCCACCGCGACGATAAACCAGCAGCTCTACGCGGAGTTCGGTGCGCATCTTAAGACCGTGCGCGAGCTGGTATCGAACAGCATCAACAGTTCCGGCTACAACCGTTTCGGCAGCGCAACAGGATGTTCGAACAACTGGGCTTGGGTAAGCGTACAGGCTATTCTTATGAGCGAGGCTGAAGTTTACGGCACTACAGTCTGGAGTTCTTCGGGATATGACACCGGAACGGCAGTCCGGCAGCTCGCCTTGTTCCAGCAGAGCGAGGTAGCACGAAACAACAGGAGCGGATATTACTGGCTTAAAGACGTTGCTTCTGCGGCTGATTTCTGCTTTGCCCACGGCGATGGTCTTGCCAACTACCTCCTCGCGAGCTTTGCGTACCTATATGTCCGTCCCCGATTCATAATCGCCTAATCTGCAATCCCCGCCCCGTGCGGGCGGGTTGCAGATTTTATAGAGGATAAAAAAATGAGCGTGCTTAAAAATCTACAGGCGTTAAGCGACCTGGAATTCTACAGGTGCGCCGTTAAACTACAGGATGATATAACTGATTTCTGCTTGCGCGATTTCGGGCTTAAGCGGAGTACTAGAAGCGTAAGGCAGATAATCAGGAACATCGAGGAGGCAGACCAGAAGACAATAGACACGATTTTCGCGAAGTACGGCAAAACGCCGAGCCAGCAGTTCGCGAGCGAGTATCCCGAATGGTTCATCAGGCGGCGGAAGCTGCTTCTGATAAGCTACACAGACACGCTCATACGGAATATCATAGACGCGAACCTTATCTATGCGACCACGGAAGCGGAGTGCGACGAACGCCGCCGGAAACAGAACGCTGCCATAGGCATATGCGGCAACCTCTACAGGGAGCTACAATACTTGAAGCGGCATTTTCCTATCAATCTTAACTGGATTGCCGATACGATAACGCTTATTAAGCGCGAGGAAACGCTTCTGAAAGGCTGGCGGCGAAGTGACAACAAGACAAGAAAGAAAATAACAGAGGGTAAAGTTTGATTTTGCTTCTGCGGCTAATTTCTGCAATGCCAACAACAATGGTAATGCCAACTACAACAACGCGAGCAATGCGAACAAATATGTCCGTCCCCGATTTGAATGGCGCACAGAGTTTTAAGACAAGTGCGCATTTTGAAGGAAACTTTATCCTGCGCGAGAGCCGAACAAGGCGGGCGACGCGGTTAGTTATGACTAGTACCGTTATACGCGTCCGCCCCTATTTATTTTGTGGAGTTTAAAAAAATGTACGAAAAACTAACAGACTTGAACGTACTGCACGAGGCTTATATGCAGTGTAAGAAAAGCGTTGAATGGAAAGAATCAGTACAGCGGTACGGCTTGAATGAGCTTATCAACATAGCGGAATTGAGCGGGAGACTTAAGAACCGCACGTACAGGCAGAAGCCGTTCTTTGAGTTCGACATAAACGAGCGCGGGAAAAAGCGGCACATCAAGAGCCTGCATATCAGTGACAGGGTGTTGTAGCGCGCGCTATGCGACAATATCCTTGCGCCGCTGACGCGGAAACATCTGATATACGACAACGGCGCGAGCGTCAAGGGCAAGGGGATAGAGTTCACGCGCAAAAGATTGCAGGCGCATCTGGAAAAGTTTTACAGGCGTTACGGGCGTAACGGCTATGTGCTGCAGATAGACTTCTCGAAATACTTTGACAACATCGACCACAAAGAATTGTTGCGCATGTTCTCGAGACTTGTTGACGACGCGGACGTGATGCAGTTGTTTACGGAGCTTGTCGAGACGTTCGGCGACAGGGGCGTGGGCATCGGCTCGCAGATATCGCAGATAATAGGCATCTACTACCCCATCGAGATAGACAACTGGTGCAAAATCGTAAAAGGCTGCAAATACTACGGCCGCTATATGGACGATACATACGTCATACATCAGAGCAAAGAATTCCTTCGCGGACTTCTGCGGAAATTGAAGCTATTTGCGCGAAACTCGGAATCGTTATAAACAAAAAGAAAACGCAGATAATCAAGCTCACACAGGGCTTTATTTTCCTTAAAATCCGCTATGCCTACGGCAAACGCGGCAGGATAATCAAGATACCATGCCGGAAAAGCATCACGAGGGAACGCCGGAAGCTTCGGAAGTTCAGAAGTCTTGTGCTTACGGGGCGCATGAAGCCGGAAGAAGTGCGCGACCAGTACAAGAGCTGGCGCGGGAACATAATCAGATATAACGCATATAAGAGCGTGCGCACGACGGACGCATTATATAAAACACTTTTCAGGGGGATTAAATGGAACGCGGTGACATTGAGGCTCGCATAAGGGAGCTTGTATCTAAACTGGACGCGCCTACGAGCGACATAGGAGACTGGAAAATAATCAAGATATATGAGGCGCGGCTACAGGGTGAGCCAGACCCTTATGACTATGAAGAGCTCGCGGCGGCACGGCAGGCAGTGCGCGACGAGATAAACGAGCTACAGGCACAACTTGAAGGGGCGGACTGATGCAGCAGGGGCTTATTCTCTCTCAGCAGGACATCAAGAAGATAATCGCGGAGCATTTCGCCGTGAGCGAGGACAAAGTTATCGCTTCGAAATACTCTTTCATCGTCGTTCAGGAACCGTCCTCGCCGAAGGGACTGGAGCCGTCCGAGCAGCCGGCTCCGAACGCATAATGACACAAAAAAACACCGGAAAGAAATCAACTTCCCGGTGTTTTTTTTATTCGCCGCATCCGGCGACCTGTTTCGTAACCGCCGCGCCCCACGCTTCCCATTCTTCCAGCAGAAACTCATAGTAGTTAAGAAGAAGCGCCAGATCCTTAAGGCTTTCCGGCTCCGGCTGCTCCGTTCTTTCGGGAACGGGCGGCAACACGACCTCGCTTTTTGTCGTCCGGCACCCGCTCGTTATTGCGAGCGACAATATCACGGACAGAATCCATAACATCCTCGTCGCTCTCTGCCTCGGCGATCTCCGCCGCTTTTTTCGACTCATCATCCTTAATCTCCTTGTATTCTTTCTGCCAGGTTTCAAGAAGCCGGATAGAATCCTCTTTCCGGTGAAGCTCGGCAAGAAGCCTGTCCTGCTCCGCAGCCTGCTTCTTGGAATATTCCCGGACACGGAGCAGCCAGAACCCCAGAATTATGACAACAACGGCAAAAAAAAGAATGACGTAAATCATACGCCGTCCTCATTCATTGTTTCCGCGTCAGTCTCATCGTCAGACTTTGCCGCAGGAACGAACCGAGCCACAAGCAGCTCGAAAAGTTTCTTGAACAGCTTGAACACCGTGTCGTAGAAAACCACGGCACCGCTCACGGCGACTATGCCGAAAAGCACCGTCTCCGGCAGAAACACCGCGACGGCGACCATTCCCGCGCCCACAAGGAGCGTGATGAGCGTCCAGAGCCTTTTCCCTCCGGATTGTACGAAATTCTTAATTACTTCCGTCATACCCACTGTCGCAAGAGCGACCTCCGCAATCTGAATCTTGTCCATGTTTTACTCCTTGAAAATAAGAACTCTTTTCTCGGCAGGTTTGCCGAGCGTCACGCACTGGGAGAACTTAAGCGGATTGAAAGCGACCTTGCCGTTCTCGACCCCGACCCAGTGGCACTTTTTGCCGAGCTTGTACATAACGGGCGTTCGCTCCTTGATGTCCTTAATGCTGCTGATGTCAACGAACTTTACGTCCGCGAGCTGCCGGCCCGTAAGATGGTCAACCGCCGAGCACCATTTCACCGTACAGTCCTGGTCAATGACTTTCTTCCTTATCATGTCCTGTACTTTTTTTACCGCGATAAAATCCGGGACGTTGATACCCAGGCTCCACATGAGCACGAACGCGCAGCATCCGTACTCGGCCACCGCCTTTATCTCCGGCGTGCTGAAAGCCTTGTTGCACGTAATCGCGAACGATTGCGGATGTTTCATATAATCCTCCTATTTCATGAAAAACGAGATGATGAGCCCGATTCCCTCGCCGATAAGCCCTAGCAGAAGCGTTATGAATTTCGCCTGGTACTTTTTCTCCGCCTCGCTTATGGCGAGCTTGATCTTGAGGTCCATGTTCTCGTTAATCTTGCTGCTGATTTTGTCCGGCAGGCTCTCCATCCCCGCCTTGATGTCCTCGATGTCCTTCTTCATAGTACGTATTTCGATGTCCCTGGCATCATCCGTCATATCCCCTTTTCCTCCGTCAGTCACTTTGTCCGCGCCGTGCGCGGCACTCTCCGGCATGAATTCTACATTGGAAAAGAGGATGCCGTTATTAACAGGGATAAAAAAAACTCCGGCAGAGGGTACTGCCGGAGAAAGGAGTGAATTATAAGAGAGAGTTTGAATGTTTGTATTCTACAGCACGTCCGACAATTCTGTTATTAAAATCCGGAAAAATTATCCGGCGCGTACGAGCGCCCGCCCGGAATGCGTGTCCGCGTAGAAATATCGGTAAATCAGGTCTTTCTCCACGGCGGTCAGTTTGTCGCCCGCAACGTCGCATATCGGCTCGGCAAGCTCCACCTCGTAGTATCTGCCGTTCAAGAAAGCGCGGATGCCGAAATTCTCGGAAAGACAGAGGATGAATTTCACGCAGGCCGCTCTTTGCGCCAGCAGCCGGAACTTGTAGCCGTGATAAAGGAACGAGCCGTCAGCCTTAGTCTTTTTCTCCGTCTTTACGGAAAGCAGGAAATCCAGGTCAGTTCCGGGCGGAGGTTTTCTCCAGTGGCGTTTAGTTTCTTGCGCGGGAACGGAGAACCGAGCGTTGAAGTCGTCAACGAAGCTGTCCAGGAACACGTTCGCCTTTTCAATCGTGTCTATCTTAAGGAAACGGAAGATAAAAGGCAGCCGTCCTTGCAAAGTCTGCCATAGCCGCTCTATCCTGCCTTTCGCCTGCGGGGACAGTGCCGCTATCAGGTCAACGGAAAGTTTCTTTGCCATTATCTGCCATTCAGTGGGGTTGTCCCTCATTCCCTGGAGCTGTTCCTGGATAGTAACTTTGCCCAGGTTCTCTTTGATGGTGAAGAAACAGGTGGATTTGTCGGAGTAGATTGCGCGGGGGAATCCGCCGAAACGCTCGTATGTCCGGCGCATTAGCGCGTAGTATCCCAGCTTGCATTCGTTCTGGCACATGTAGAGCGCGGTTATCTTGTGCGTCGCGTCGTCTATCCCGCCGTGGATGCAGGTTTTTCCCTTGCCGATGAGCCATTCGTGCGACGAGCCGTCAACCTGCATCAGGTCGCCCTCGTTGGGACGTTCTTTACGGGGCAGATGCTTCTTTTTCTCGCGGACAGGAATACGGGCGCGTGGAGAGATTATTCCGGCGGATGTCAGGGCTTTGTAGACTGTCGTGTACGAGGGGATTGTTTCGTATCGGAGGAAATCTTTGCAGTTGTCTCGGAAGGCGGCGAACGGAGTTCCGCTGAATTTGCCGTAGTCTGCGCTAAGTTTATCGTAGTCGTATTTTTTGTTGCGGGGCTTCCGTCCCGTGTTGCCGTGGATCCAGATGGAGTCGCCGGATTCCAGATACCGCTGCTTGAGCCGCCACGCGGAGAACGGCGCTATCCCGACGAGCACCGCGCATTTTCGGATGGACAGTTTGCCCGCCGCGCACAGCGGGATGTACTTCTGCTTGAGAGCAAGTTTAACGAGGTCTATACAAAAATCCTTTCTCCCACCGCAGAGATATATTTAAAAAAGTTTTTTACATATATACGCGGACTGGCTGAGCCCGCTTTCTGTGACTTCCTGCCGCAGCTTTTCCTTCTGCTCCTGGGTGCAGCTGAAAGCTACGGTGACGTATTTTTCTTTCGGTGGTTTCGGTTTTCTTCCGGCGTTTTGCCGTAAACCGCCCCAGTTGTTCTTTTGTTCCATTTCGTTTTTCTCCTGAATTAAAAAGGAATATAATTTGGATCTTTCGCCTTTTCAATTTCTTCTCTTCGTTTTAATTCATTTTCCATGAGCTCCTGGAGTCGGTCGATATCTTTGTCATTATGATTTGCAAGAAGTAATCTGGCTTTAGGTTCGTATTCTTTTAAGGTAGCGTAATATTCGCAGGTGGATTGTTCTCCATAGTCAGTCGCAAGTTCGTTGTAAACCAAAGTTCCAGATATATGAAGCATTTCCACGATTTCTTCGGTAGAAAAGTTTGAATTTTCGTTGCCTCCCAAATAACTCCTTATAATATTTAGTCCATGAATATCCAAATTATGAAAATCGATAGTTGATAAATCCATAGTTTTCTCTGTCATATTCTGCTCCTTCGGGTGTTGTTTTACGCCCTTACGTTTCCAAAATACCACGACAACTTGAAATTGTCAATAGTAAAATCAAGAAATTTTGAAAAAAAATTATAAAAAAAATGTTGACAAAAATAATTTTTTGAATAAATAATAAATTATCGGCCGTGAATAACGGCCGCCCACCTGTACACTATATCACTTAATTGTCAACATTATTGACAACAGGTGAAAAAGTGTACAGCCGGATAAGAGCTGTTAGATTTTGGTCTGTTGTCTAACCGCTCTTTCGAGCTGGTTGTAAGCCCCACGGATAACAGACCAATCCGCGAGGGCTTTTCTTTTTTTTAGGGGATGAAAAAAGGAGTTGAAAAATGTCAGGGTTTGAGAAAGCGATTTTTTGCATCGGTCGTGCCCGCAGATATTTCCGCAAGCATGATCAGTGCATGGCCGAGTTCTGGATATCGGCGGCGCTGGGGTTTCTCGGACGGGAGGACGGCAGGCAATGAGGAAGGAATATTCCATTTCCGGGCTTGCCCACATATTGGAGGTTGATAAGTCTGTCGTCAATGACGCGGTTCGCCGGCTCAGGATTCTTCAGGTACGGGTTACGGACAGGTACGATGACAGGGGCGCGGGTGTTCCCATGTACGGCAGGACGGAAGCCGTGCGGATCGTCGGGTATGTGCTGAATGGAAGTATGGCGGCAGCTGGAGTTTGATTTTTCTCCGCTCCCATGTAAGAAGAAGCCCCGGAAAATCGTCAACTACGATTTGTTGGCCGAGTATGTCAGGCAGGCGGGAGAGGTTACTTTCGCAGAGATTTCCGAGCTTACGGAGAGCAGCGCCGGGGGAACGGCGCAGATAATAGACACGCTCTCGCTCCGGTATCCTTTATGGAGTCCGAGGCGGGGCGTTTACAGGATGTTATAAGTTATGGCAGTAAGAAATAAAGTTACCGCGTGGAGGAAACTCCGCGTGGATTTGCTAACCGATGAGAATCTTTCCTATATCGTGGATTTGCTCCCGCCGGAGCTGGCGACGGCTCCGTATATGTTCTATCTTGCCGCGCTCAAGAACGCGGACGACGACGGAGCTTTCGACCTTGACGACGGGGTTGTTTTCTCCCGGCTCATGAAAATCGGTACACCGCAGAACGTGTTCGACATCGCCGATCTCATGATGGAACGGCGGATTATCACTCGCGTCGATAAGTCTACGATGTGTCTTATCCTTGACTGGGACTACGCCCCGAACGAGATACCGCGCACTCTCGAACAGAGGCGTAAGCAGGTGCGGGACAAAATCGCGCAGGCCGAGAAGCTCGCCGAGTCGCAGATGTTCTCCGCGAGGGACAAAATCGCGCCGAAGGACGAGCCGTCCTTTTTTTGCCCCGAAAATGACAAAAATGCAAAAAATGTTACCATAAAAACTTTTGGTGACAGTTTTTGCGGAAATGTCACCGTCCCTAGAGAGAAAGAGACAGAAAGATTAGAGAGATTAGAGACAAAAAGACCAGATGAGATAAAAAAAGACACACACACACAAATACAAGACAGATTAGAGACGGGAGAAAAGAAAGAGCCGCCTGCGAAAGATTTTGCGGACGAATCTTTCTACGGCGGCGGAGAAGAAAAAAACGGACAGCCGGAAGAAAAACCGGATAACACAGAGACACAAGATTTCTGGCTGGACGTGCCCGAAGCCGGTGACGGAAAGGACACAGCAGGACGTTCCGGTCAGGGAAACAGCGTAAATCCCCGCAAGGTCCTGATTTTATTTTTTGCTAAGGTTTGCAAAGGGTTCAATGCCTTGTCGTATCACGTGCAGCTTGATGAGCTCGCGAAGCGGATGAAGGCTCTCTCTGACGAGAGGAACCCGCCGGATATAGTCGCGGAGGTTTTCTGCCAGCAGTTCGAGAAGCTCGTGAGCGACGGTTACTACAAGGACATGCCGCTCCTGCCTGACAACATGCTCAAGCCTGCCGTGTACAACAGGCTCAACGCGATGGTGGGACGGATACTGTTCGTTGGTGGCTCGAAGAACCCCTGGCTTGAGGAGTGGGTTAAGCAGTGCGCCGACTTTAAGCCGGATGGCAACCCGATAGAGGATGGATACCGTAAGTACGGCATAGATCCTTCCTTGCCGAATGCTTATGCGCAGCTTCTTGCCGCGCAGAGAAAAGACGGAGGTGAGCCGCCATGATCGACGACGAGGAGAGACGCTGGGACGACGGGCTTAAGCCGAAGGAAAGGCTGTTCGTCCTGTATTACTGCTGTCACGCGGAGTCGTTCTTCAACGCGACGGCGGCGTACCGCAAGGCGTATTCGAAGTTTGACCGGAAAACGAAGAAGATCGTGGAGCCGGACGCGAAGTCGTGCGAGTCGTGTGGATCAAGGCTTAAGGGTAAGACGCGCATCAAGGACGCTATAAGGCTTCTGCTCGCGGAGACGCAGGCAGAAGCGGACGAGGAGAACGCGCGCAGGCTGCTCAACGACCTCGCGACGCTCGCGTTCTTCAATCCGGCGGACATCCTTAACGCGCAGGGCGGGCTAAAGGTGAAGAAGCTGGACTCGCTCGGCGACAAGGCCAAGGCCATAGCACAGATATATCCCGGCAAGATGGGCACGCGGGTCGTGCTGGTGGACAGGAGCAAGTACATGGAGCTGCTGTCCCGGTATCTGGAGCTCGTGCGGCCGGAGCAGCAGGTTGAGGTCAATATGCCCGTCATAGAGCTGCCCGCGAAGGCGGCGAGCGACGAGGAATGGAACGAGGAGGACTGAAATGTTCGTTGATGATTATGAGCCGGAGCCGGTTCGTCCCGGCAGGGTCGATAAAGAGGGCGACTATGAGCTTATGATTCTGGAGGTTACCGGCGGGAGTACCAAGGATAATGCCCGGTATATGCGCGTTAAGTGCAAGATCAATTATCCCGGCGAGCCGAGGGTATCGTTTTTTCTGACTGAGGGGGCTTCTTTCGCGGGCCGCGCCACGGCGATGTTCGACACGTTCGGCATAGCCAGGGGCGACTGGAACACGGAAGAATGGAGGGGAATGCGCGGCTACATGCACATCAGGCTCAGGCAGAAGGACGGATATCTTAACATGGAGCCGGAATTCATCCTGGACAAGAACGGATATTTCTGTTTTCCGCGCCCTGATAAATCCGGAAACAGCGCGGCGAACCTTGACATGTACAAGGACGGCGGCGGCTCGGAAACCATAGACGACTACATGGATATTCCGTTCTGACGCGGTATGGCGAAGGAGGTTATCTGGACGCCGCAGCCGAAGCAGAGGCGTGCGCTCCGGTGTCCGGCTTTCGAGCTTTTTTTTGGCGGCGCTGCGGGCGGCGGCAAGAGCGATTTCCTGCTTAACGACTTTCTTGAGGGAGCGCGGAAATACGGCCGGTTCTGGTACGGCATCCTTTTCCGGCAGACGACGAGCGAGCTGGAGCAGCTTCTCAACCGCTCCCACGAGCTTTTTGAGCCGATGGGCGGCCGGTTCAAGGGCTCCGCCGTCGGGGAGAGCCATAACACATGGCATTTCCAGAACGGCGCGACGCTCAAGCTCCGTTACCTTGAGAGCGAGAACCACGTGCGCCGCTACCAGGGACACGAGTATACGTGGGTCGGCATGGATGAGCTGGGCAACTACCCTACTCCGTTCTGCTGGGACTACATGATTTCCCGCGCCCGGAGCACGCACGGAGTACCATGCTATATACGCGGGACGGCGAATCCGGGCGGAGTCGGGCACGGATGGATCAAGCAGCGGTTCATGGACGGACACGAGCCGAACAAGATATTTTATGCGGAGTCCGTGGATTTCAAGGGCAAGGTGCACAGGACAAGCAGGTGCTTCATTCCGTCTACCCTTGACGACAACAAGTACCTTCTCGACACGGATTATGAGGCGCGGCTGATGAACATGCCGTCGCATCTTGCCAGGGCGCTGAGGTACGGCGACTGGACTGTAATGGAGGGACAGGTGTTTGATGCTTTTGTTCCGGCGAAGCACGTCATAGGACCTATGGTGCTCCGGCCGGGAGAGTGGTACAAGTTCGCGGCAATGGACTGGGGGTTCTCCAAGCCGTTCGCGATATATTGGTTCGCGGTGAACAGCGCCGGGCGCGTTGTGGTTTACCGCGAGTATTACGGCTGCCGTGAGGGTGAATACAATGTCGGGCTTAAAAAAGGTGCGCGTGAGGTCGCCGCCGAGTCGATGGCTATGTCAATGGCGGAGGGCGTTTACGATATGGTAGCCGATCCAGCCGTATGGAACAAGGACGACGACCGGCAGAGCATTGCCGAGGAGTTTGAGAAAGCCGGATGGAAGATGCACAAGGCGAACAACGACCGCATCAACGGGCTTGTGTCCGTTTACGACTATCTGAACATCACGCTTGACACGGAGTCCGGCAAGGTGCCGCTTCTTACGATCGTCAACAGCTGCCGGAACCTTATAAGGACGCTGCCGCTTCTTACGCCGGACAAGAACCACCCGGAGGACGTGGACACTAAGCTTGAGGATCATGCGTACGATGCTCTCCGGTACGGGCTTATGAGCGATTTCGTTCATCATCCGGTGAAGTCGCTCCGCAGACAGTCCGGCTCATGGCAGCGCGAGGAAAAGGCGGAGTCTTTCGACCCGTTTAATTTTATGTAGGAGGAATATATGAGTACAGAGGAAGCTGTTGTTATTTCAACGAAAAGAACTTTTTCACCGAAAGGATTTTTTAAGCATCTGGACGACGTTCAGGACGGAGAGCGGATGCAGCTGCCGGAGTTTGTCGTTCCGGCGTGCGTGATTGACGACATGGAGTTCAGTGAAGTTAAGGTGGACGGCGAGTGCGCTTCCGTCTATGACGTTTCGTCCGGCGAGATAAACCTTGTTTTCGACCATGCGATTATGAGAAGCGCGATAGACGATGACTGGAACGAAACAAAATCGTTCAAGGACACTCCGCTCGGAAAATGGCTGAGCGGACCTCTCGCGGACGCGATGAGGGCGGCGGGAATACCCGTCGAGGAGTGCGGGCTTCTCCGCAAGGAAGATATGTGGGGCGACAATGCGAAGCCGTTTTTCCAGTACGGCCAGAATCGCGTCTGTTTTGATTTTGACGAGGATTATTCTGTCTGGAACTGGACGGAGACAGTTGAGGATGCTTCTGCGGCTTTTTTCTGCTTTGCCGACAACCGTGGTCGTGCCGACTGCTACGACGCGAGCTATGCGCGCAGTTATGTCCGTCCCCGCTTCAAAATCCTGAAACCGTAGAATCGGCGGGGCCGTGCGCCCCGCCATAGCGTAAAAAAAAGGAGAATATAGGGATGAAGAACAATCTTAGTGATCTCAACAATCATCTTTTCGCGATGCTTGAGGAGCTTAACGACGACGAGATGACGGCGGACAATGAGGTTCTTGAGAGAACGATTAAGAAGTCAAAGGCGGTCTGCTCGGTCAGCGGGCAGATACTGCATGTCGCGAGCTTGCAGCTTTCCGCGCTCAAAGTCGCGGAGAACTGCGGATACAAGAACGAGGATATGCCCGCGCTGTTGGAGAACAGGGACAGTAAAAACAGTGACAGAAACAGAAAGAAACTGCTGGAGAACATGTAATGAGAAGATATACGGCTGAGCAGAAGGAGTTCTTGCGGACGTTCATTCCGGGGCACACGAGCGAGGAAGTCGCCCGTGAGTACACCGTGATGTTCGGCGAGGATATGACTGCGGACAGAATAAAAGCATATAAGCAGAACCATAAAATACGGAGCGGGACTCCGAGGGGGAAGAAGCTCAACGGGACTATTTATCCGCCGCCGGTGCGTGCTTTTATTGTCATGAACAACAAGGGAAAAACCGCGCGGGAGATGTCCGACCTGCTGTTTGCCGAGTTCGGCGTGAGATACTCCGTAATGCAGATTAGGGGCATCCGCAACAGATTAAGGCTGGACTCAGGCCTTACAGGACGTTTCGAGCGTGGACATGTTCCCGTGAATAAGGGCGTGAAAGGAAAGCATTATGCAGGGTGCGAGAAAACATGGTTTAAAAAAGGACAAGTCCCGCATAATCATGTTCCTGTCGGTAAGATCGTAATGACTACGGACGGATATCTCAAGCGCAAGGTCGCGGAGCCGGACGTTTGGCGTTTCGTTCATATCATGGAATGGGAGAAGCATAATGGCCCGGTTCCGGAGGGGTATATTATATCGTTCAGGGACGGCGATCATTGGAATTGTGATATAAGCAACTTGTTCTGCCTTACGAGGTCGGAACAAGCGGTCATGAACAAGAACGGACTCCGTACGGGCGACAAGGAGCTTTCCGATACAGGGTTGCTCATCGCCAAGCTCAAAATAAAGATAGGCAATTTGAGCCGGAAGAAATGATGTGTTTTGAATGTCCTTTTAACAAAGATTGTGAGCATTTAAATGGTTTATATCAGATTGATCTAGGTCATGTGTTTGTTGTCTGTAATTCTTGTGGTCGTGTTGTTTTTCATGGCAGCAAAAAAAAATGTAATCAATTTGTATTATTAACAAATTGTATTATTAACAAAAAGCAGACAATTGCTATTTGATTTTTCTTAAACATGGCAATTCGGAATAGACGGCAGGCGGAACGCGCGGAAGGTTCGTAGGAAACTGCGCACGAACGGCTGCCGGAGCCTTGCCCGGGCCGTACAGGTGACAGAGAAAGCCGCCGCGCACCGGAACCGCGCGGACCGGTGAGTAAAGTTCCAGACGCTGTACAACAGGGCGTTTTTTTCTTGGAGTTTTGAAATGGAAGAATTCAGGCGTGCGACAGGTTATGAGGATCTGGCATATTCGATAATGGGCCAGGAGCCGGAGCTTGCGATGCTTAGGGCGGAGAATGTCAAGGTGATATGCGTTGTCTCAGACGCGGCGGAGAAAGACAGGAACGGGCTCAAGGTCTATGCGAAGACGGAGAAGATTCCTCCGAAATACAAGCTGCTTACCGACGCGGACGTTATGATCACGATATACGAGAATAACATCATGTTTTTTTTTTGATCTCAAACAGAAGCGGATAATGATGCTCCGCGAACTTCTCAAGATTCTGATTGATACGGGCGACGGCAAAAGGACAGTCGGCATTCGCGCTTATGATCTTAACGATTTCCGGCAGATTGTCGCGAAGTACGGGGCGGCGTGGGACCGGGAGCGCAGTTTGTTCGACGACAAGGAGGAGTTTAGTGCTTGACCTTAACAGGATGGCGAGGATATCGGCGGAGATTGCGGACAAGCGCGGACAGATCTTGGATGAGCTGGATACTCTCAAACATTGCGCTGGAGAGGTCGTCGAGGCTATGGAGGCTTTTTCAGATATTCCCCATAAGTTAGATGACAAGAGGTTCAAGGGTGAGCTTGCCGATGTTATTATGTGCGTCCTTACGGTTTGCGGGGCGAACAGTTATGACGTGGAGCAGATGCTCACGGACTGTCTCTCGAAGAATCTTAAGCGCGTGGAGGAAAAGGATGCAGCTGATTGAGATAACAAAAAAAGAGTTTGATGTTCTGGTAAGTCGCGGAGATACATATTTTGCCAACGGTTGTGTTTTCAAGGACGAGTCGGATAATCTTGTCGCGTTTCCCGTGTATAAGTCCGGGACATCTAAGCCGGAGAAATATTACCGCGTGGAAAAATAATTTTAAAAAAGTCTCGGCTATTAATAACAGGAAAACGTTCCGTCCTTAATATGGGCGCATAAGGAGGCATGTTATGGAATATGCAAGCGCAGGTAAGGGCAACGCAGCCCTTACCACAGGTATTATCGGAACTGTGCTCGGCGGAATCGCCAGCGCGGGAGGAATCGGCTCTTTGCTCGGACTCGGCAAGGCAGGCGAATCGGAGGGCGACCGCCCGGTTACACGCTATGAGATGAGCCTTATGCAGGCTATCAGCGAAAAGAACACGGAGATCGCCATGCTGAAAGCTCAGCAGTATACCGACGGAGCGATGAACGGAGTCCAGGCGCAGATTGCGCAGCAGAACACATGGAACGCGGTCCAGCAGGCCAACTTCCAGACCTTGCAGGCCCAGACTATGAGCCTTATGGGAATGACACAGCGGATGATCCCTGGTACGAGAGTCCTGAACGAGGCTCAGACCGCATCCGCGTCAACAGGAACAGGAAACTAAGGAGAGTCCGGCAGTGATAAAGCTGCCGGCGCAAAGGATGATATATGGTCAGCACAAAACAGATAGCCGACGGGCTTATCAGGTTCATTGACGAGGAGATGCTCAAGTCTCATGATTTCGCTTCCGGCACCCGTTTCGTCGTGACGCTCGCGAAGAACGCGATCAAGCTGAACCCCGAAATAATCGACACACTGATGTCGAATCCGCTAGTCGCGATGTTTGTTCCCTGCGAGGACGGGCAGTACGACGTGAGGAAGCTCGCCGGAGTGCTCAAGGAGACTTTCGCGGAGGCTGGGAACTTCAAGCTCTCGCTCCCGAAGATTCCCCTGCTGCTTCCCGCAGGAGAGGAAATGAGCTTCAACGACGGCGACGTGCAGAAGCTCGTTATGTACATGGAGGAAGCATGATAGGAGACGTACTATCCGACAAGCATGGCGAGGAGCTTATGGACGCGGATTCTTACGAGACGCTCGCGGACGAGGCTCCGGAGAAATATGCTCCGATTCTGAGGCAGATAGCCCGCGAGGAGCGGGTTCACGCGCGGCATCTGGCGGATATCCTTTCGGACATGGGATACTCCGCTGAGAATAAAACTAAGGAGGAATGATATGGATTTCTTCAAGAAAACTTGGGTAGCCGTATTGGCTTGGGTTTTTATCGCGGCAGGCTCAGTCCTGCTCATCCTGGGGGGAACGTCGGCTACGGAGATTGCCAAAGTACCCGCCCTTGTGGCCGGAATTCTTACAGCGATAGGGCTTCTCATCGCGTTCATACGAGAACATATTTACAAAAAACTGGCTGAAGAATAAAGGCCTTGCCTGTAGACGTGCAGAACAAGTAAAAAACTTTATCCCATCCGGGGGCGGAAATATTTGTTTTTCCGCCCCGTTTTTTTTCGCTTTTTAATAACGTACAAAAAATAAGCATTTAAAATACATGGTATGAGCGAAGATCTTTTGCTGGACGTGATGTCCAGGTATACGCAGCTTAAGGAGACCCGGCAGAAATTCCACCCGTCATGGCGGGAGGCGCAGGAGTTCGCCGACTCGTCGGTTATCTCGTTCGACGATATAGGCGAGGTTCCGAAGGTCCCGAACCGCTACAGCTCCAAGCCGAGCAATTATCTCTCGACGCTTGTCTCCGGGCTCGTCGGCTACTCGGTGAGCCCGAACATCGTTTGGTTCAAGCTCTCGCTCCAGGACGCGGAGCTTCTTGACAGGTACAAGGTGAAGGACTGGCTGGAGGACTCGGAGCGCGTCATGCTCTCCGAGTTCAACCGGAGCAACCTCTACTCGCAGGCTCCGCTCCAGGTACGCGATGCGGCCGTTATCGGGACGGGTGTGCTTCTCATCGACGAGGATCTTGCTTTTGGCAGGCTCCGTTTCACGAAGCTCCCTGCGAACGAGGTTTACCTTGACATCAACGAGTACGGCGAGGTTGACACTGTTTATCGCGACTACTACATGACGCTCCGTAACGCTGTCTCGTTTTTCGGCCTTGAGAATCTTAACGAGAAATGGCAGACGGCATACGAGGACGTGGAGCGATGGAACGACCGGCTGGAGATAATCCAGGCTGTTTTTCCGCGCGACGGGCGCGACCCGCGCTACAAGGACGCGAAGAACAAGCCCTGGGCGGCCGTGTACGTTGACCTCTCTTGCAAGGAGATCATCAAGGAATCAGGCTACGATGAGAACCCGTTCGCCGTTTTCCAGTGGGACCCGTATCCGGGATACGCTTACGGAACGAGCCCGGCGCAGAACGCGCTCGTGGACATCAAAGGACTCAACATCGCGAAGAAAACGAGCTGGCAGATAGCGCAGACTTCCGCCGAGCCGCCGATGAAGGTTTCCGAGGATATCCGCAAGATAGACATCACCCCGCGCGGAAAGACATATGTCTCCGACGCAAGCCAGATAGTGGAGCCGATACAGACCGGACAGAACTACCCGATAACGCTCCAGGTATTGGAGGACATGAAAACCGACATCAAGGACTGGTTTTTCGTGGACTTCTTCCTTATGCTCCAGCAGAAAACGGCGCAGATGACCGCGACCGAGGTAATGGAGCTCCAGGGCGAGAAGGCGGCGACGCTCTCGAACCTTATAGTGAACCTCAACGGATCGCTCCAGAAGATAATCGAGCGG